TTATATTCCTTCATCTGTTACCTCATCCGTAACCTTTTTATAAACTCTAACGGAGTTTCCCATTACTTTTACAACCCTTGATTCCCAGCCTTCTTTCTTCATCCTACGACCGAATTCGGTACTTCCAGCAGGTTTATGCCCTTCATCTTCACAGTAAGCTACATACATTGCATAGACATCCCTAGTTCTCTTATCTTCGATTTCATCACTATAATAATGTAAAAATGAAAGAGCACTATCAGATTGAATGAAATATTCAATTGTTTGTTGTTCAATCGTAGCTGACTCAGAAAGCTTATTACCGTTTTTGCGTATTCTTTTGATACCTTCAAGTGCTAATTTTAGTATGTAAGACTTAGCTGTATCACTCGAAAGCTTTTCGTCTAAATTTTCATCGATCACCTTAACCTCTGCATCACAAGGAATGACTACTAAGCGCCTACCAATACCACCTGACTTATCTTTAAATTGTGGCATCTTGTTACAAGTAAAAATGAGTGTCGCCTTTGAGCGTATGGTGATAGGGATTGAATAGATTGGACGCAACATAACTGGATCTCCAGATGCCAACGTTTTAAAGTTGGCCGACTTGTCCAGGTATGACGCGTCAATATCATCAGCAATGTTCATTAATTTACCTGACATCCCATATACAGCAGTGTCGTCATCGAATTTATCTAATGGCACGTTCGTTTCAAGGCCATTTGTGAATGCGGTCAGCATTTTTAATAGTGTGGATTTACCGTTGTTCCCTTTTTCAGACTTGTAAAAGAAAACTTTATGCGGAAAGCCTTTAGTCATTAAAATATGGCCAAACATTTCTTCAATCACAATCCTTAAATCTTTTCGATTACATGTAAAGAAATCTAAGAATTGATCCACGTGCTCATCATAGGCATCTTCATCGTATTGAACATCTAAAAAATACGGTGTGAATCCAGCATCGATTATTATGGGCTCCCCATCATCGATAATCACGCCATTAGGTAGCTGGATAACAAAATCATTGTCCTCTACTACGTTCGATTTGATTTTAAATAGTTCCATTAACTGCTTATGTTGGGCTGGCTTTAATTTTATATGCTTGTCTATTTCTCTTAGCAGCTTATTGGAATCAGTAATGTAACGGTCCAGCTGCTTAAAATAAATTTGATTGTTGTAATAATGGAGATCCAAACGCTTGGCCAATACTTCGCTGGTCATAACCATATCCTTTGGATTAAGCCATTGCTGTGAACTAGGTGCTGGCTTCTTATCTAACACGGATTTAATTGTGTTATTTAGCTCGTCATCATCCATCGATTCAGCAAATACTTTTGTATTGATAAAAGTTGCTAGTATCTGCAGCGTCTCATTATCAATCATATCTGTGCCATATTGCTCTAACGTTGTGAGCAAATGGCTATATATTGCACTGTTGCGCCCTTGCCCTTCCTTAATGCCTAGTAAATTATGTTTTAATTTAGAAGGATACAAGAGCAAAGGAAGCTCTGGTAACGTACTCACATCTTCAAGATAATGAGCATTTTCCATCTGCCGAAGTTTGCCATTTTGCTTAATCGTAGCCTGTGAGCGAGTACCCGTTTTATAATCGACCTTTAATCCAGCTACCGTTGTTTTATCTGTGTAGTTTTTAATAGGTGTGGTCATTCCCTCAGCCTTCGGACGCTTATACCAAAGGTGAAAGCCTCGACTCGTCTCTACACGCAAGGATGGATAAACAGAATAGATATATTCGGCAGCATCTGAGCGTGTATCAAAGTCCACGACCACTATATCTTTTGTTAAAATGACACCAGCATCTTTATAATTTTTGTGGTCCGTAGAAAATATATCGAATGAGTGTTTAGGCTTCTTTTCTTCTAGCTCGATATAGCGCAATGGTTTTATAGTAGACTTCAAACCGTAGCACCTCCTTTCAATCAACTCTTTATATAAGATTATTTTCGTGGTATTATTTACCTAAATTATTTAATTGGAGGAAATATGAATACAAATGAATTAATTTCATCTTTAGTAAGTTCTTTAGCTTGGCCAGTTTCTTTAATAGTATCTATATGGATATTAAAGAGACCATTAAATAAATTACTATCTACAATCACACGGGTGAAATATAACGAGATTGAAATCGACTTTGGTGAAGCTTTAGATCGGGTTGCTGAGAATTTAGATGTAAGTAATAACGAAAATAATGAAACATTATCTTTTGTACAGGAAGATCCTGCAATACACAACATTGCTAAAACATATCCATCAGCTTTAATCATCATGGGTTTTAGTAAAATAGAAATTGAGCTAAACAACATCATTGATAATCTAGATATTCCAGGCAATCGATCATCAAGAAGATACAATCCTATTGAAAAAATTGACCTCTTAAGAAAACAAGGTATATTAGATAAAGATTTAGCAAAATCGATAAATGAATTAAGACATCTTAGAAATGAAGCTGTCCATCTTCCACCATCGGAAACAAACATCACAACAGAAAATGCACTTGAATATTATCAACTTTCAGAAAAGGTAATTTCCGATCTACAACAATCTAGCAACAAATAATAATGATTTAAAACTCTAACTGATACATTATTTTGTATCAGTTATTTTTCCTCTAGATCATCAATACTCATTTGTTGAGGTTGTATTAGTAATGAAATATTTGTACCTGCAGCTGGATAAATAGCGTTCACTCGGTCTACATCCTCTGTTGCTACATTAAATTTGAGCACAGTCTTTTTATTGTCACGTTGCAAGTTCACAAATTCAGCTTGAATTGACTCATATGGTCCCTCAACATCTGAAATTGTTAAAATAGTCATTTTACCTGTTAATCTTAATAAATCAGCAGCATGCTTCGTTTCGTCTGATAGAATATGAAACATTAAAACTTCTTTCTTATCATCCTTTTGCATTTTTTTAAAAAGTACATTAATTTGAATGTCTTTATTCGTTTCATTAGTTGGTGTAGCTGTTTTCATAATATTAGCCTCCTAGTATTTTTTTGATTTTTTAGTGCCAACTGTCCATCAATTCTCTATCAACTTCCCTTATTACACATGGCTCTTTTCACTCATCTTCATTCAAATTGCTAAATTTCCTAAATTTATCTCCGATATTGAATGACAAGGAGGTGGTATTCATGAAGAGAACATTAAAATTTTTGCTAATTTTATCAAGTATAGTATTGCTAAGTGGTTGTGGTCTTTTTGATATGATCGCTAAGCAAAGCGAAGAAAATCATAAAGATACAATGGATTGGCTACATGAAAGAGCTGATAGAAATTCAGTAAAAGATGATAAATAAATAAATAATAATTGTATCCTGGGTATAGCCAAGACATTTCTACACAAATAATTGGTTTTGAATCATTTTGACATACCAATTCAAGTCAATTTTCCTTTTTTCAAAATCTTTTAACTCACCATTCCACACAATGGCTTGCTCTGGACTATTAGAAACTTTTTGATATTTTTCATCACGTACTTTATAAACACCGCCACGCTTTGGATCGGTTGTTGCAAAAATACGATTTACCTTTTGTAGTTCTATCATTTGCATTTTGCCATCCTCAAACGCTTCACATGTCATCCCCTCAAACTTCCCTTGCTTGGCCACTAACTGAAATGCTATTAAATCCTTTTTAAACATATTAATGACTGTTTTTTGAATAGGTATATCATGCATGTAGTAATTGACCAGGGCTGTATCGATAATTGATAAACTATTACGCTCCCAGGTCCCACCTTCGAAGTTTTTCATAATTCCTTTTGCCACGATTTTCCCATCAGAATATCGGACACAATAATTATTGGCATCACGCTGAGCGATTTTATTAATCTCATTTATTTTGAAATGTATTTCATAATGTTTACTGAATCGCTCAATGACTTCATCGATAAAAGGACGAAATGATTTGTCCTCATACTTAACAATTAAGCCATCTGTATTTGATTGAATCAGCTCTATAAATGGCTCCAATAACACAATTAGATGTGTAAGAATAAGTTGGCCATTTACTACGATGTTGTTAAATTGTTGAGGATCAAACAGTGCATTAAATTCTGACTTACAAGCACCTACTGCAGCATTGAGCAAAATTTTATAAATCTCCTCTTTTGATTCACCTGCTGCTTGATACTTTAATCGATCCTGGTATATTTTTTCGTATCGTTCAGGCAACTTAGCTGCTCTACTAATAAATCCATTGTTAATCTTTAATGTTGGAAAATAAGATTTTGCATCGATGTGAAGAAAATACCCTTCGCCTAAATAATTTTCTTTAGCTGCATGCAATCCACCAAAACCATACATATGTGTTAGTCCTGCAAGTTTATATTCAAATTGTCGTTTTTCTAAATCAGTAACGGATCCGCCTTCTAAATAGGAAACGTGGATATTGTTATAAAAATCGACAACTGATTTTGGCAATTCATTAATTTTGAGTCGCTTGTCATAGCTAAGTTTCAATCGATCACGTTTGTGGTCCTTCAATTTAAGAGCCTTTAATACTGTAGAAGCTAGATTTGCACGTGTCTTTTTTACATCACTTGGATGTAATTTGAACGTCTCAATAATTTCAAACTTTGAAGCAAAATAATCTTCACGTTTTTGAAAGGCCGCACCAGTTGCTTTTACATCGTTTTCACAGCAATCAAGAATCGTTTTTATTTCATCAGGTGTTAATTTTTCTTGATCAAAATCCACTGGTGTTTCAATGATATTCATGCCTAAATTGGCCATGGCCTCTTTTAAAGAAAGTGATTTATTTATTAATTCTTGCTTTACGTCTAATGTAAGAAAGCCGCAATTTACTTTTCGTTTAAATGTGCCACCTATAATTTGTTTGCTAATTTCATACGGATCCTGATCGGTTAAAATAGCCCATAAAATGATGTCGTCATAATGATAATTATTGAAGCCAACAAGTATATCTTTTGAAGAAAGAGCGCTTTGTAGGCGCTCTTTATCATTGTGTATGCGTATGATTTTATTGTTGGCCAGATTTAGGATGACACACATCCAATCGTTAGGGAAAACCTCGAAATCATACACTTTAAACATGCTGTGTCAGCTCCTTAAAACGGTTCTGGCTGTGAAAGTGAGAAGTTGACGAATGTGCCGTTTTTAGATTTAGAATGTTTAATGTCCATCTCACATTGAGTACCCAGTGCTTCTTTAAATGCGTTTACTAGGTCTGTTTCAGGTGAACCGAATACAGATGGATCTAATTCAATATCAAGAGCTGATGCACATTTCATCGTTTGTTTTAATGCACGTTCCATCATTTTTTCGGTGAAGAAGATCATTCCAAAATGTTTACGATTTTCATAACCTTCATTTAAAATTTCAAGGTCTAGTTGTAACCATTCTGTACCTTTATCATTTACACGCCATTGTACCTCTGAAAGTACAACATCGTAGCCCCCTTCTGGTAGTGCCTCATAATCATCTACTGGTGATGTTTTAGGATCAAATCCCTCTGCTAATAATTTTTGAGCCATAGCTGCTAAGTTACTCATATTCTTCGTCTCCTTTGGTAATAGTGATAATAATTTTTTACATTGTTCTTTATCAAACATACCGATATGTGCAGTTTCTCTTGTTAATCCCATCATATCGGCTAATTGTTGATAAGCTTTTGAACGACTAACTTTTCCATATTTCCAACGCACATCAAATCGTGCATGGTACAATTTACGTAGTTCTCTCAATTCAGCATTTGCCATTGTGCCAAGAGGTGTTTTACCTCGACCATGTGTACCTACCCTGGCATCACATGGCCTACATACATATAAGTTGGTGCGATAATCTGTGCCATAAAAATCTTTCGAACTGATAAATTCAGCTGGTTCTTGGCAGTATGGACAAATCATTTTGTACGTGGAGCTCTCGGTGCACGTGGCGCACCTGGTTTAGCTGTACGTGGTGCTTTTATGGTTGTGTTTGGTGCATTGGCTGGCGGTGGGTTGTCATTAATATATTGTTCGATGTTTTGTTTTTCATAATCTTCTTTGGTACGCGGATCATAGATGTCTTTGTCCAAAAAATCTAATGACTCACCTTTTTCAACTTTAATAAATTCCCCTGAGCCTTCATGTTGAAAATACAATGTCTCAGTTGCTAAATTATCGTTTGGCTTTACTTCAACTGATACACTTGAACCATCTTCTAGCTCAACCGATACTTCCTCAGCGATTTGAGTTAGTGTTTTCTTTTCTTCAACTGGCTTTGATGGTTGTGGAGGTTCACTAGCTGAACTTTTATCAAATGCACCGATTACAGAATCTAATATTTTTAAAATACGCTCGTCCTCAATCCAATCACGTTGATAATTTTTACGGCGGTCCACAACGCGGCGAAGATATTTTTTTCCGATTTTTTGACACATGATGTTCAGGTCACAGTTACCATTTACAACGTTTAGATCTTTATCTCCTAATGAGGGAATTGGCTTTTCTAAAGTGCCCTCTAATTTTGTCGCATAACGGCTAATGTAAATAACATTCATCGGCAAGGCTTTAAGACGGACCACAATTGAGGTAATGAATGTTTTACGTAACCCCCAGCCTTTGCCGTATGGCACATCACCTACATAATCAACACCATTTTCCTCACAAATTGCTTGCTCAATAAGTGTGACTAAATCATCTATTACATCGATAACGACCGTTTCAAAGCCGTGTCCACCTTTCTCCAGGTCTTTAATAAGCTCTAACATCTGCTCAACAACAGTGGTTTTTATTGCACCTGTCTTTGGATCACGCTCATTTTTTAAATCAACCGATGGTGTTTCAATTTGTGCAGCGTTCCCATCTGTATTGAAAATGACTGGATTAGGAAACTCACTTGCTAGAAAAGATTTACCATTCATAGTTGGTCCCCAGATGAAATAATTACGTGGTGTTTCAATTGTTTTCTTTGGTCTGTTTGGTGGTAGTGCCATATTATTGAACCTCCTTCGTTTTTTTCACAGAAACTTTTGTATAACCCTTTTTAGGAGAAGTCTTTTCAAACTTCTTAGCAATACGTGGGTGTGATTCACGTAGAGCTTTGGTATCGATTGAAGTGGCTTCGGTTGGTAACACTAAAGTGATAATGCAGCGATCCGTTTCAAAAGATTTCACTTTATGGTCCATCATTAATTGATACAACTTGTCCTTCATGGCTTTATATTGTGATTCAGTTTCTTTAAAAGACTGTATTTGTAATTCAAATTTTTCAACTTCACTGGCTACAATAGCAATCTCATTTTTTTCTTCTAAAGTAATAGAATAATATTCAGCCTCAGACATATCAGGTTGTCGTTTTAAAGCTTCACAACGCTTCCAGAACAATTCAATAGCTTGTAAGATTTCATTGATTTGTACATCGTCTCGATGGACCACTTCAATTTTCAATCGTTCAGGATCAAACTCAGCATCGAAATTATCAGGACGTTCATACAAAGCTAACCATCCTGCAGCAAGGTTAAATTCATTCATATACAGTTGCATTTGAACTTTGTATACATCCATTGTTGGATTTTTACCATGTGATTTAATTTCAAGTAATAATGATTCATCGAAATCAGCGCCATCACAGTTACCACGTATATTTCGTTCTTTATTAATAACTGTTTCTGGTTTAAAATTCGTTTCGTTTATTACGTTAATGTAGTCACGAATTTGTGGCTCCATTGTTTGGCCATATACTGTGTATTCATTTCCTTCAAATACGGTCGGTACTAAGCCAGTTTTTTCTTTTGCAAGTTCAAATTGTGACTTGTACTTGCTAAGACCTAAAATAATTGGAACATCCGAACCACCAACAAATACGCTACGGTTTTCGATGACGTTTTTATCATCTGTTTGGAACATCTATTTTTTCCCCCTTCAAAACAATCATTATTTTGTTATGAATTTCCTGAACTTGTTTTAAGTAATTTTCCAAGCCGTTTGCGGTATTTCTATCAATCAACAACTCTTTGTTTACGATTAGTTTTAAAGCGTTCAAAATGGTATCTGAATAGCCCTTAAATCGCCATTTATTTGATGATTCCTTTGATATTGGATTAAGAACTTCTTCAAGCCGTTCAATTTGGACATTAAGACTGTCATACTCTTTAATTCGGACAATGCCCAGATCGACGAGGATTGCCTTTTCTTTTGTTTCACTCATTTTGGCCCCTCCATATACTTTACAAATAGTTCGTCTGTGAAGTCTTTCTTTGTTTTCAAGGCACCGTAGATCAATTCCTCAATCGTATCTTTGGTGATAAAATGATAGACTGTTACTTTTTTATCCTGGCCATTTCGATAAGCTCGTCCAAGTGATTGATCATAATCCTGTAAACTATACGTAGGAGTATAGAAGATAACTAGATTGGCATATTGTAATTCAATACCTGCAGCACCAGCCTGGTATTGAACAAGCGTTACACTACCTTTTAACTTTGGCCATGTATTACGAGCTGGCAATTCAGACCGTTGGCCACTTACCTCAAACACTTTTTTCTTCAATTTGCCCAACAATAAAAGCAATGCTTCTTTTTCAGCTTTAAAGTTATAGAAAATAATGATGTTTTCATTGGTACTTTCAGCAAGCATTTCAATATATTCGAGCTTGTTCTTTTGATTGGCATAGAATCGTAAACCCTGTGCCAATTTTGGATAAGTGTCATAGACAACTTTTTCACCATTAACCTCTAAAATGCGATCTTTCTTTAGCTTCAAATACTCAGTGGATCGTTTGAAAAATACATCTTCAATTAACATTGGTGGCAAATCCAAACAATCATCTTTCGATAGCTTTACACTAAAAGATTGATACATTTGCTTGAGTATATTTTCACGTGTCCAACCCACTACCCTATTTACTCGGCGTTGGCCTAGATACAGCGTGTCAAAGATGCCAAATTCACGCTCAAACTGCGTTTTACTTTGTGCCAAATTAAACATGATGAAATAGTTTATTGTGTCCCCCCACCCATTGCTGGATGGTGTGGCAGATAAAAGTACAAAGTACGTACTTGCCTTAACTAAATTTTTGGCTGCCTTACCACGTTGTGTAGTAGATGTTTTCACGTAATGGCATTCATCGAATATGACAAACCAACCTTTGTATTTCTTCCAGTCACTAGCAATCTTTCCGTAGCTTAATAGATCATAATTAATCTCTATACCGTAATGATTAACGACCGTTTGAATATCCCTATCCCATCCCCCTTCTTTAATTTTTTGTGGTGGAGCCACAATCAATAGTGGTTCTCCATTGTAATGAAGTAGATAATGATGGATAGATAAAATTGTTTTGCCAGTACCTGTATCAAGTGCATATAACCAATTTGGGCGGGCTGCCTTTAATACATCTTTTTGGTATTCATATAACATGGAATCGGTCGAGATTAACTCGGACATCTTCGACACTGTATGCGACAAATGCTACACCCCCTGCAGCTTGAATTTTTTCGATATTGTATTTTTGGAGCTCGCTCACAACGCCACCTGGTCGCTTCACTTCAATGCCAACAAACTTTCCATTGATACAAGCAAGAATGTCAGGTACACCCGACTTCTGAAACATGTCACCATGTACCTTCATCCACCAATAGCCATTTGATTCGAGCCATTTCTTTATTTGATTTTCTATTGTTTTTTCGAGTGGTTTTCTCGTCATACTAGGAAACAACCTCCCGATTTGATATAATGACTTTTGAAAAGACTTGTATGTGAGCCTACAACCGTTCCAGCGGTATGGGCTCATTTTATTTTGCAAGGAGCATTTCACCCTTTAGATGTTCTGTAAGGTAATCATCTAAATTACTTTCTAAGACAATCGATTCACCGAAAATATAATAAATATCCCCTTTTTGAATCTCAGTCCCATACATATCTTCGCTTGGATAATCTTCAACTGTTTTCATTAAACTGCCACCCTTTCAACTAGTTAATTGCATGAACAGCTCACGGTCATTGTTAACTAAAGCCATATCGATCAGATGTTGACGATTCATTTCTTCGGTTTCATTTACAAGATCGATTGTTGATGGCTTTAAGAGAATGCCATCTTCCTTAATCAAATGTCCTTCCTTTACAGCCATTTCAATAGCTTTAGCTGCGGCTGCTCTGAATAATTCCTCAAACAACTAAATCACACCCCTACCATTTAATAGTTAGACCTAAGCTTGAGAAATGTCTGTTAGCTATATAGCCATTTTCTCGTAATGTCTGTTGGAAAATAGCAACAATCTGCTTATTGGTATTGTGGTAATACGTATACTCACAAAGACCTTTCTCTGCTTGATTTTCAATGCCTTTTATAAGGTTTTTGAAATCATCACTTTGCAATGCTTCAGCCTTTAATTTGTCAAAGTTGCTGACACTTACTTTTTTCATCTCAGCTGCTGGTTGTAGTTTCATCCCTTTTCACCCCCTCTCATTGTTGCGTAAACTTTCTGAGCATAGGCTACTTGCTGCCAAATGTATGGATCTGTTTCTTTGCCACCGCTGGCAAGCCAGTCACCTATGCGCTGATTAACATCTAATAGGACAACTATAGGTAACTTGCTAGCAACCGTACCCAATAAATACAGTGGCGAAATATTCATCAATGTTTCACCTACTAACTCTACTGGAACAGGTTTAATGTTCATTGGTTTCACCTCTATATAAGCTTGTACAAAACTTCATTAGACTGCGCTATTTGGCGCAATCTTGTCTGTAAACTGTAATTCCCCCAACTGATAAGTCTTTCAATGTAATTTTCCTACCATACTCTCTAGATAAAATACTCTCTACAACTGGTAACAGTTTACGCACTTTTTCTTCTGTCATTTTAAACCCCTTCATACTCACACCCCTTTTTATCAGAATATGTCGAATAGGCTTGTCTGATTTTATCCAAAAATCATTTGGCTATTTCAAGGTTGCCGCTGTCATATAAGCTATAAGTTGAAATAACCATAGTTGACATTTTGGCAATAATTAAGTATAAGAAATTTTTTTCGTTTCCATTTCGGAAACATTAAGGGTAAAAAAAATTAATATATCCTTATGTTCGATTCCAAATTTATTCGTGATTAAGGAAAATTCATCAACATCGATTGGTAATTTTCCATTTTCTTTTTTTGAATAAGTCCCTTTGGAAACACCTAAAACTTCACCCATTTCTTGCACAGTCAAACCCCTAGCAATTCTTTCTGCCTTTAGTCGATTGCGATTGAATTCCATTATTTCACCTCCATATATTTGTTAGCCAAATAATAACACCGATGTTTCCATTACGTCAACAAATATATGATAATCTATTAAAATTAATACTTAATTCCTCCTATTGTTTCCTTATAGGAAACATGATAGTATTTAAATCAAGGAGGTGTTATTTTTTGAATTCTTTAGAAGTTGCTAAGAGAATAGAGAAAATAGCAGAAGAAAAAGGTATCAGTGGTGCTGAACTTGCCCGAAGGATGGGGACAGATAGAAGTACTATTACTAGATATTACAAAGGTGATAGAAAAATATCTATGGATGAAATTCCAAAATTTGCAGAGGTATTAGAAGTAGATGTAATAGAATTACTTCTAGGATATGACATTAAAAATGTTAGCTTATTAAGTGAAAGAAAGATCGCGATTCCAGTACTTGGGCCAATTGCTTGCGGTGATCCTATATTAGCTAAAGAGAATATCGAAAGTTACATTTATAAACCTGCTGATAGTCTACCAAGTGGTGACATATTTGCATTACAAGCAAAAGGTGATAGTATGGAACCTTCAATACCAAATGGAGCAATCGTACTTCTTCGGGCACAACCTGAGGTTGAAAATGGTGAAATTGCAGCAGTTTTAGTAAATGGTGATGAAGAAGCCACTTTAAAACGTATAAGAAAAGAAAATGGCTTTATATGGTTAGTTCCTGATAACCCTAAACATGAACTAAAACAAATATCAGAGGATTATCCAGCAAGAATTATTGGTAAAGCAATAAGTTATGAAATGATACTTTAATTCCAAAACGTTATGAAATTAAAAAAGAGCAGACTTATTCGTCTAGCTCTTTTCTTATATCTTTTATATAAAGGAGGTACTTATGAAATGTGTAATTTATGTCCGTGTTAGTACAGATGAACAAGCTAGGCACGGATATTCTATTGCAGCACAAATTGAAAAGTTAGAAGCATATTGCATCTCTCAAGGTTGGGAAATGGTGAAACAATTCATAGATGACGGTTACTCAGCTAAAGATTTAAACCGCCCACAATTTAAAGAGATGATGAATATTGTAAAAAAGGGTGGGATTGATGTTGTATTAGTCTATCGATTAGACAGATTAACTCGATCTGTTGTTGACCTTTACTCAATCTTACAAGAGTTAGACAAATACGATTGTAAGTTTAAAAGTGCAACAGAAGTTTATGATACAACTAATGCTATGGGACGTTTATTCATTACACTTGTTGCAGCCATAGCACAATGGGAACGCGAAAACACAGCAGAACGTGTGAGAATGGGAATGGAAAAGAAAATTAAGTTAGGTCTATGGAAGGGTGGAACTCCACCATATGGATACAAAATAGTAGATAAACAGCTAGTTGTTAACGAAAATGAAGTCGGAGTTGTAAAAGAAGTATTTGAGTTATCCAAGACACTTGGTTTTTACACGATTGCAAAACAATTGTCTACTAAAGGCTACCAAACAAGAAAAGGTAGCGATTGGCATGTTGATTCCGTAAGAGATATAGCAAACAATCCCGTTTACGCAGGTTATTTGACATTTAGTGAAAGTCTCAAAGAATATAAAAAGCCTCCTCGCGAACAAAACTTATACGAAGGTAATCACGATAAAATAATATCAAGAGATGAGTTTTGGGCACTACAAGATATATTGGATAAACGAAGAAAATTTGGTGGAAAACGAGAAACGAGCAATTATTATTTTTCATCTATATTAAAATGTGCAAGGTGTGGTCATTCGATGTCTGGGCATAAATCAGGTGATAAAAAGACATATCGATGTTCAGGGAAAAAGGCTGGTAAAAACTGCACTAGTCATATTATTTTAGAGGACAATTTAGTAAAAACAGTGTTTGCTCAATGGGACGAATTAATTGGTGATTTCAAAAGCAGTGAGGGTAAATCGGAATATTCCACAGAACTTCTTTCTACATTAGAAAATGATTTGGCATCTGTTCAAAAATTGATGAAAAAGAAAAAAACTATGTACGAAAATGATGTTATTGATATAGATGAATTAATTCGCGAAACTGAAAAATTGCGTGAGAAGGAAAAGGAATTGCAACGAGAAATAAAGAATATACAACAAAACAATTCTCGTAATAATGAAGATTTAAAGTCAATAATCAGAAACATCGATAGTTTGTGGTTGCACGCAAATGATTATGAACGTAAACAATTAATGACTATGGTATTTGAACAATTAGTAATTGACACAAAAGATGAATATCATAGTACTAAGCATGCAAGAGAAATCATAATTGTTTCAGCTAAGTAATTTGTCTTTCGTTGGTGGTGGTACACTAATTCCTTGGGCATTAATCCCAGCAGCTGCTATTTGTAATGTCAGCCCATTTGAGCTGGCAAGACGAAATTTAATTCCTGTAGTCAT